AGTATGCTATCACCCCAAAGCGTCGTATTCGTAAAGCTGAGTTCCTCAAGATGATTAACATGCCTTTAGAGGATTTTATGTACCAAACACGTTGGACTTGGAACCGTGTTGCTACAAACCCTAACACCCATATTAACAACATTGCTATGGATATTGAGCAACTCCCTGAAAGTCAAGTTAAAAACGTATTCTACATCAATGGGGTAGATGCTCAGACTTTTAACTACAAATCCTTGATTAACTCATTTGATAAAACATACAGTGGGTACATCTGGATGTATAGGCTAAACAATGGGGTGACAGTAACTCCAGGCGTAGACAATGCATACGGCTCAACACTAAACATTGGGTTGGATCCAGCTAAAGATTCTACAATTACTGTAGTTCCAGGGTCAGTAAACAAGTGGGATAGTATGACTAAAACACTTACTTATAACCCTGACCTTACCTACGATGCTAGCTTACTCTCTTATATGGAGTTCTTGCCAGCTGGTGGTAAGAATGAAAATACAGGTAAAGAATATTTCTTAGAAACAGGAATTGAAAAACTTTTCTAATGAAAGCACTACTAAAATCAATCAAGTATAGACTGCAGCTCTTTGATGGGCTGTGGTCTGTACCACTTGCATTCTTTGTTTTTATCTATGCAGGTTACCTAAGTTCAACTTACTTTGGGGACCCGTTAATATCGATTCAATATCTTCAGCAAGTTTTAATGGCTGCAATGATCTTGATTCTTGCTAACTTTGTTGTTTTCCTAGGAATTAACTTTAACTTTAGAACTTTGCAAAAGGATTTCTACTCGAAAGAGTTGAGACACTATGCAAACATGGAGCTTACCTCATGGCAAAAAATAAAGCTATACTTACTTGTTTACTTTGGCTTGCTACTAGCTTTCATAGTACTTCTATGGCTGGTTATGACAGCTACGGTGACGGCTATTGTGTTCGAATAACAGCAGATAGCTATATTGGGATTCACGAGAAAGGGGGAAACAATAAAGGTTTTTCTAATCGTGACTTCCAAAAATTAATGTATGCACAAGGATGGAGACCAGGTTATGCCTGGTGCTCCTTTTTTGTAATGACAGTACTTAACGAGTGCAATATCCCTAATACTATCACAGGTTGGTCCCCAACTGCGTACAATAAAAAAGATGTTATTTATGCAGACGGGAGATTTCACCAAAAGTATTCCACAAAAGACGTGTTAGTTATGACCTTATCTTATGGTAAATCTACTAGTAGTAGGTACAGAGGAATAGGACACACAGGGATTGTATATGCAATCGGGAAGTACTCAGTACAAACAGTAGAAGGGAATACTAACGAATATGGAGCAAGAGACTCTAGAACAGGAGACGGAGTTTTTAAAAAGATAAGACCACTAAACAAATCAATACACATAACCAGATGGAAAAAAGCGAAGTAAAAACAATGATGTCTTATTTCATTGGCATCGGAGTAGCTGGGTTTCTAATCATTTTACTATTTAAGTCTTGCAATAACACTAAATTAGATCCAGCCAAGACAAGACTTGAAGAGATAAATGACAGCCTATTTAAGATCATAGAAATAAACAATCTAAAGATCGATTCACTTGGCTTTAAGATTGACTCTCTCAACATTGTATCTGATACATTAATTTATAACCAAAAAGTAATCAATGAATACTACACTCAAGAGGTTTACAATATTCTTAGTTCTGATTCTAAGCATAACAACCGCAAACTCGCAGAGGCTCTTAAAGCCTCAGACTCCCTCCTCAAAGTTGGATTCTATTCCCGTACTATCAAGCTACCAAATACAGCTCGTTAATCTAAACTTTAATGCTATGATGTATTGGTACCAAACTGCCAATACACTAGATACTCTGTATCATATAGAAGCAGAAAAGGTTAAAATCTACAGCCAGATAACAGGGATTCAGACTAACAGTACTGAAGCGTTAGTTCAAGCCTATGAAAATAAAAAGGCTATTGACCTTGCTATTAAGAATGAGAATGAGCTCTTACTAAAGGATCTTAAAAAATCTAACAAGCAACTTAAGGTAAAGAACATCCTACTAACCGTTAGTACTACGGGTTTGCTGCTTACTACAGTATATTTTGCTATTTTTTAGTAAAAATATTGACTATATAAAGATTATTATTACATTTGCATTAAAACCAAATGTAATATGAACTTTAATCCTACAAGAGATTGGGTAGTACTCCCAATCCCAAACAAAAAAGTAACAGACAGTGGAATCCTTCTATCAGACGAAGCTGCAAATTCACTAAAGTCTAACATTCTCGAAGCCCTTAAAGTTGGACCTGAATGCAAACAGGTTAAAGAAGGGGATACCGTATACGTGCACCCGCACACGGAAGGTGTACTCATTGACGTTGAAGGAATTCAATATGTAATGGTAAATGAATTTATGCTTCTTGGGGTAATTAACAAGTAAAAAAATGGTAGGGACAGTAACAATTTCCCTAGCTGACTTTGAAAGCCTTCGTAAGCAAGCAGATTCAGGGAGTAAAGTAACAGAAGACATCGTAAAAGCCGCCAAAGAATTGGAGGTGTTTCTCTCTTTTCTAATAACCAGAGAGAATATAGACGAACATGTTGAAGAGTTTAACGGCTACTCTAAGAGATGCAAAATTAAAATAGTCGAAGGACGAGCTAAAATCCAAATTACAAATGAAGAACCAACAGAAAGTACGGAGAATAGTGATCAAGACGGATACGACCCAGAAGTTTCTCCAGATATTTAACGGAATATTAGAGCTAACGGATACTGAACTTAAAGTCTTAGCTGAATTTATTAATTCAAGCGAGACTGTAAACCTATGTTCCCCAGCTAATAAAAAGAAGGTATCTGAAGTACTAGGAATTAAAGATCACAATACCCTTAATAACTACGTAAAAAGATTGAAGGATAAAGGGGCAATTGTTCAGACTAAGAACGGATATGAGATAGCTGCGATTTTAAAAAGAGAACCAGTTGAGCTGCATATCCTTCCAGTATGACCCCAATATTCATCCCACCTACTAAAGTATTAACCTTCTATTATATAGGATTTTATGCCTTGATGGTTATCCAGGATGGGTATGGGAACGTAGAAGTAATGCATTTAACAGAGTTAATAGAACCAAACATTGAAGAAGAATGAGCAAAAAAACTCCATCGTTAATCAAGATGATTGCCAACTTTACAAAGGCATCAGCAGAATACATTGCAGCAGGAATGCCATCTGTAACTCAAGATGAGTATACAGAAAGAATAGCAACATGTCACGAATGCCCTAATCTTTTAGAAGAGACGAAGCAATGTGGACTGTGTGGTTGTTACATTGACCAGAAAGCTAGCTGGCAAACAGCCAAATGCCCTGATGAACCATCTAGATGGAAGCCAATTGAAGTTGGTAAGTCGGGAAAACCGATTAACCTTAGAAAATGAACAAAGAAAAGGTTATAATTCAGAAGTTAGCTACCAAACATAACCTACCTCTGCAGAAAGTAGAGGAGATTGTGTACTATCAGTTTAAGTACGTGACTAAAGTCATGAAAGAGGGGAAGTTTGAAGCTATTAGATTACAATATTTTGGGTCGTTCTCTGCAAAAAGTGAACGTATAGCCCATCTAAACGAAAAAACCAGGCGCAAAAATGAAAGACTTGCTAACCCTAAATAACAATGTAGTTATTCCGTCAGCTTATGCACTGACTATCCCAGAATTTGAGAAGTTAACTACTAAAGAGTTGGCATTTATCTACTTTTTTGCAGATCATAGGTCAAGCTATGCAGCTTATGATGAGAAAGAAAGGAAAGATAAGCTAGTTGAAGACTTAAAAGTTACATCTACCCCTAACTTACATGCAGGATTGCAGAAGTACAGAGAGTTAGCTGATACACATGCTATCAAGCTGCTTAAATCAGCTAGGTCTGCAGTTAATAAGCTAGAACAGTACTTCAAAGACATCGATCTTACGGTTATGGATGAGAATGGCAAGCTTGTATACCAAGCTAAGGACCTAGTAGCTAACCTATCTAAGATTGGGGAGGTAATCGAAGGCCTAGATAGACTAGAAGAACTGGTCCAGAAGCAACAGGCTAAGGATAACCCTAATAGAGCAGGAGTTAAGACTAACAAATACAGTGAATAATGCTAAAAGATACCCATCTATTCTCAAAAGTTGCAAAGCACTATATCGAGTATGGGCACTACACTGATGCCCTGCCTGGAACCAAGCAGTACTACGACTATTGGGATAGTGAACAGTTTAAATGCATGCACGGGCATGAGATAAATGGGGTTAAGATATCAGGATTCCACTATTTCTACCTTAATTACTGCCCTATTGATAGGATTATAGATGAAGAACAGCCAGACGGAGAGGTGATCTCACGAAGAGATAGGTCATTTCCAGCATTTTATGATGGGGATTTTGAGTACTTTAATGCTGTAGATAAGGCTAGAAAAGAGAACAAACACATGGTTGTACTCAAAGCTAGACGTAAGGGTTTCTCCTACAAGGCCGCAGCAATGCTATGTAGGAACTACTTCCATCTAAGAAACAGTAAAAACTTCGTATTTGCATCAGATAAACAATACCTAACTGGGGATGGAATGTTGTCTAAAGCTTGGGATATCATATCTTTTATAGATGATAACACAGCTTGGACACAGCCTAGACTTATAGATAGGGAGATGCACAAGCAATCAGGCTATAAGAAGAACGTAAACGGAGCTGACGTAACCTTAGGGTTTAAGTCACAGATAATCGGAGTTTCACTAAAGGACGACCCAGACAAGATACGTGGTAAAGCAGGAGAGTTAATCTTCTTCGAAGAGTCAGGTTCATTCTCAGGCTTGCTTAAAGCTTGGGAGGTAGCTATGCCTACAATGAGACAAGGTTCTAAGACGTTAGGTACTATGGTTGCCTTTGGAACTGGTGGAGAAGAGGGCCCTGGATTCGAGGGACTAGAAGAATTGTTCTATCACCCTGATGCTTACAACTGTTTAGGGTTTGAGAACGACTGGGATGCTGGGGCTATGGGGACAATATGTGGTTACTTCGTTCCAATCTACAAAAACTTAGACGGATTTATAGATGAAAACGGAAACAGCTTAGTCAATGCTGCAATTGAATACGAGGAAGAACAAAGAGAAAAGAAAAAGAAAGGTAACGACCCAAAGTCCTATGATCAGTACATAGCTGAACATCCATTTAGTCCACAAGAAGCAACACTACAAGTAACAGCTAATACCTTCGACGTTAACTCTCTAAAAGAACAGTACAACCGAGTAATATCTGGTAATCTGGATACTATTGGGGTAGTAGGGGAGATGTATTACAATACTAAAGGGAAAGCAGACTTTATGCTTAACGGCAACCTCAGACCAATTAGCAAGTTTCCTCACAGAAAAGATGATGACTTAACTGGGGCTGTAGTAATCTACGAGCCTCCATTTAAAACAGAAATAGAGGAGATAACCCCAAAAAACTTGTACGTTATCTGCCATGACCCGTATGCACAGGGTAAAGCTACAAGTTCTAGCTCACTTGGTGCTGCTTATGTTATTAAAGTCCCTAATAACATGTCTAAACCAGACGATTTAATAGTAGCATCTTATGTAGGCCGCCCTCAAACTCAGGATGAATACAACAGAACTCTATTTATGCTTGCAGAATACTACAATGCTAAGATAGGCTTTGAGAATGACCGAGGAGAAGTGATTGCCTATGCTAAAAGGTTTAGAAAAATGCACCTGCTTCAAGAAGAGTTTGAAATGTTAGATAAAAGAGAGCTCCGAAGTAAGAATGTAAAACGTCAGTTCGGTATGCATATGACTGACCAAAGAAAGGCCCAAGGAGAACTTTATATAAGAGATTGGTTAATTAGTGGTAGAGGAGCTGACGAAGAAGGCAATATTACCCTTAACTTGCAGAAGATTTACGACCTTGCATTGTTGCAAGAGTTAATTAAGTTTAACAGGAAGGGTAACTTTGACCGTGTCATGGCTTTAATGGTGGGGATGTACCACACTAGAGAGCTGTATAACAAAGAGTTAAGCTTCAATGAGACTGATAACTCTAGTAACGATTGGTTCGATAAACTCTATAAGTAAGAGTGTTATATACTAAACAAATTAGGAAATACACTTCATTTAAAGACCCGCTGTAAAACAAAACTACTTTTGTATTAATGTTCGGACAAGCTACAATACCCAAGCAACGAATCCCCTTCTCTCAAAAAGATGACAAGTGGAAAGAAGACTGTGTTAATGCTTTTATCAATCTCTCAAAGTTTGGTATTAGTGAACGACGCAGCTACCTAAAATCTCTATACGATTACTATAACGGGGTAATCGATGAAGAAGATTACAACTACGTGCTAAAGCCTTATGGCAAAACACGAAGCCACTTCCCATCCAAGATGCGGAATTACCCTATCATCAAACCTATTGTAGATCTACTGCTTGGGGAGAAGTCTAAACGTCCTTTAGAATACACAGTTACTGTGCAAAATGCTGATTCAATTAGCATTAAAGAAGAGGCTCTTCAGAACTTGATACTAGCTAACCTTAAGAATAAGTTCTTAGCAGAGTTAGCTAAACAGCAAGAAGTAGAATTACCTGAAGAAGAAGAACCGCCTCTTCCAAAGCAAGTAGCAGATGAATTTAACAGAAGCTATGTAGACCACAGAGCAGTAATGGGGCAAGCAGCTTTGAATTATATGATGTACTACAATGAAGTATATGATAAATTTCAAAAGCTATTCTTCCACTTCTTGGTTACAGGAGAGACATATTCACATAAAGGGGTAAGAAGAAATGAAGTATTTTACGAAATAGTTAATCCCTTAGATATCGATTATGACAAAGATCCTGACATTGATTTTGTTGAAGATGCCGACTGGGCCATCATCAGAAAGTATTCTCATGCATCTACCATTATTGACATATTTGGTGAATATCTATCCGATGAGCAGGTTCTTGAACTAGAATCTCCAACACATACATCAGCTGAAGCTTACCTATTATATAGAGCAGAAGCTAGTGGAGCAGATGATAACGTATACCGTAACAGGTTAATTGAGATAATAACAGTTTACTGGAAGAGTAGAAAACGTATTGGATTTGTGACTTATGACGATCCTAATACAGGAAATACTGAGATGATTGAAGTAGAAGAGGGATACAAAATGCCTCAGGAACTCAAAGATCTCGGAGCTAAAATGGAATGGGAGTGGGTGAACGAAGTATGGGAGGGGACTAGAATTGATAGAAGATTCTTTGTTAACATTCTTCCATATAAGAATCAACGTAATAGCTTAGACAATCCTTCTAGATGTAAACTTCCAATCAATGGAAGAAAATACTCTGACATTAACTCTCAGAGCATTTCTTTGGTAAGCCTAGGAA